GCATTTTTCCAAACCGCTCTGATATCAGTACCATTTGCATCAGATGCTTGAGTATGCATTAACAATGCTACTCTATCTTTTTTGTCTTTTGGTAACATGTTTCTAAAATGCTGAAATGCTAATACTACATCTCCTGGTTGTTTTCTTCTTATATTTCTATTATTCCAAAATACTACAAAGTCAACATCATTTTTAATTTTTATATCAGTATGAAATCTTTGATATAAATCATCTGATTCTGGTATTGGTTTATATACATTATGATTTAATCCATGAGGTACATATCCAGTAATTACTTCGTCCCACTCTAATTCTGGATCTTGATTATTATCTTCTGCATCAAAATCATATACCCCATAATCGTTCTGTAACAACACTTCTCGGTGTATATTATCAGATTGTTTAGAAATTCCCATTATTAGGTCACAGCTCGCATAAAAGGGTGAATTCCACATTGGATATGGGAGATCGTCCCAAATTGAATAATATATAATGGGAATTTTAAATGTTGTTTTTATTTCATGCTCTATTGCATACAACCATTCCCAATATCTAGGATCTGTAAAATGAAATATTGCATCTGGTTTTTCTTGATGTAACACTGCAAATAGTAAATTTCTATCTCCATATCCATTGGATGGAATAATTTTTACAACTGCATCTTCTATTCCGGATTCTTTTGCGACGTCTTTTGATACATCAAACATCTTTCCAGCATCTGGATGATTCATTGCTGCGCCTATTTGTACCCAATCATATTGACGTACTGTATTTAAAACTATTTCTTTTGATATTGTTCCTATTCCTGATGGTAATCTCAAATCATCAGCTAATAACAATATCTTTTTCTTTTTCTGTTTATTTGGATCTATTTTTTTTAATTTAGGTAACTCCATTTATGTCCTTATTTATAACTTATTTAATATAAATATCAACCTAGTACAACAACTGGTTTATTTAATTTTTTAACTTTATTATATGCTGTTTGTAACTGAGGATTCATATTATTTTCATTATTCAATATCATTAAATAATCACAATTTTCTGCTAACAATCTCATTCGATGAAGAAGTTGCGAGAAATGATATTTTTTTCCATAATATGACTCTGGAAGAGCTGAATATAAATTATATCCTGTATATGATGCATTATATTCTTCATATTTTATTCCAAATTCTAATGCAAACTTACGAATCATATAATTTGCACCTTCTGTTCCTCCAGCTCCAACTAATATTAAATCTTGTTTAAATTTATTTTTTAAATCAGTTAAAATTTGTTGTACTTTTCTTTTATTTTGCCATTCTTTATTTCCAATAATAGCAACTTTAGTCATTTAACAATTCTTTTGTAGATTGTTTGCCTGATCCGATGTGAGATAGCATCATTTTTAATGCTTCTAATTTATCTTGTGCATCTGCAAATTGTGCTACTATGTTATCCATTTCTTCTGTATGTTGTGGATGTTCTCCAATACCAACAGAATTACTTAAGTATATATTTAGTCTAGCAACTGCGTCTGCTTTATCTGCACGATATTTTGAATATAATGCATCTAATAATAATCCATCCATAATTTCCTTTTTTTATTTATTATATTAAAATTTATTCACGAATCCTATTTTCTTTAGGACAATTTTCATAATCCATTTTAAATGGACACCATTTACAATTTTTAGCTCCTCGGCCAGCAAGTGCTAAATATTTTTGATCTTTTCTTTTGTTTCCATCTATATCAAAGCAATGTTCTATAAATGAATCTATACTTCGCTGTATTCTTTTTCTAGTAACTGATCCAGATGCTGGATTTAATAATTGTATCCTTTTTTGTGGAAACATTGATTCTTCTAGTAGCTTTCGTTTCACTATAAAAAATTCAATATCAATATTATCTATAGGCGTTCCAAATTGATCTGAAAAGTATTTTTTATAAGCAACTAATTGGGCTGCTTTTAATTTATCTGCTTTTTGATATTTATTCCATCCTCTAGTTGATGTCTTTATGTCAATAACCTTAATTTTATTTTGTACAGTATCTCTAACTACTATATCTATAAATCCATACCAGAAAACATTTTTATTACTAGTTGAAGCAGGAACTGCTAATTCAATTTCTATTCCTACTAACTCTTGATTCTTTGTAGAAAAATATTGAGCTCTTCTTTTTTTGAACCATTCTAGAATAGCCATACCATCTTCTAAATGTTCTGCTAATTCATTAGGAGTAGAAAAGTGTATACCATCGTTAGCCTTGACTCCTTTTGTATACTCCATCTTCATACAAGTTAACAACATATCACGAAGATCTAAATTATTTGCTGCTTTAACAGAATCTGTATACATTACTGTTAAATATTCTTGTAATGTTTCATGAAATGCTGTTCCAAAACATGTTGCTATACTATATGTGAATGGTGCTAATTTGTCAATGTAAGAAAGTTTCCATTGGTGTGGACATTTTTCAAACATTGACCATTGTGAATAAGATATCTTAGCAGGAGCTTTTGATACATCATTTAATGATAATTTATATATAGGATTTATGTATCCGGATTTCATGGATATACTATAAGATCTTGTTTACATTCTAGTATAAGGTCATCTTTTATTTCAGCAATTTTATCATAAAACTTGTCAACTGCTTCATCATATGCATATTCATCTTCACTATCTTCAAAATCATCTTCATCTGGATATTCTGGTAATCCATCGTCTTCACAAATAAATTCAGATCCGTTTTGATTAGCATATCCTCCAGAAACATGTAAATATGCCTCATCTTCACTTCTAGCTTCCATTTCAAATTCTCCTCGCTTTGTAAACCAATCTGCTATTTCATGAAATAATTCTTCTGGTGGATACCATGCTGAATCAAATGTTAAATCAATAATATCGTCGTCTACTTGCCAATCATGTACAAAACACCATTTTGCTCCTACATTTTCAGTCATCCATTCTCTAGTTAAATTATCTTTTGGATAATCTTTATATAATAATCCATATAAATTATCAGCCAATAAATCACTTTTTTCTCTCCAATCCGCTTTTTCAACTTCTGGTGTAAATAATTTATCTGCAAAATTTTTTAAAAGTTTTTTAGATGCTTCTATACTCACAACTGTATATACGTTATTTGCCATAATATTTTTATTATATTATAAGAAATTATTCGGATTGATCCAAATATTCTGTAAGATATATGTCTATTAAATCTTTTGTCTTTTTTAAATCTTCTTCAAATTGTCCTTTTTTTCTACATCTAACAATTCTTTTAACAATATCAAATTCATATGAATTTAAATTCCATTCTTCTGAGAACTTATATAAACTAGATTTACCAACATAATGATATTGAGTATTTACTGATTCTGTGTTATCTGATTCAAATTTCATTTTTTACCTTTCAACATTGTTTTTATTTCTTTTTCTGTATATCCATATAAAGATAACAAAGATCTGCAACTATCTTTTGGCATTAGATCGATATACTCAATGGCTTCTGATTTGCTTATCAGATAGTGGTCTGCAATTTGTGAAACTAATTCTTTATTATACTTATCTTCCTTTTTTCCTTTAATGTACTTAGCAAAGGTTCTCTGGGCAGGTAGAAGGCCGTGATAGAGACGATAAGTATCCTTATGGGATAGTAACCCTATTGTATATTTCTGTAACTGATTGATTATTTCAATTAGTTCCATTCTCATTGATAACCATCTATTAACTAAATAAGGAGAAAACTTTTTATGGTCAATATCTGTATATTCAGACCAAGCTTTCTTTTTATGAGTCATTCCATCAATAAAATCGAAAATAGTTGCAGGTTTCTTTGTCATAATTTATATTTGTGTTTATATGTATCAATAAATGATTCTCCAACTGCTAATTCTAATACTACTGCATTTTCAGGCACGCCTGGCATTTTCTTTTCATTAACAACGTCGACATTTTTATTTTTAAATATTTTCATTTTAGTTCTAGCATTTTTCCGATTAGAAGTTTTGAATACTAAAACTACTGGACCTTTTATGTATGGAGCTCCCATTATAATTCATTCATTAATTTAACAAACATTGACATAATATTAATTTCTTTATCAACTACATGAGAGTCAGTATATTGTGATTCTGCAATTATCAATATACAAGAAGCTATTGATCCAGTTGCAAATTCATCTAAATTTTCATAAAGATAAGTATAGAGAGGTGTAAAGTCTTTAACTTTTGAATCAGCAATAATTTGTCGAATATTTTTAAAAGTTTCTTTTTTATCTTTTGGATCCTTCAATAATCCAAGTAATTTAGTCATATAATTAGCTTGTACAACACTATTTTTATCTAATGTTAATTTACCTTTAACTACATAACTCTGTGCTGCATTGATAGCTCTACGAATATCTGGATATGAAGAATTGATAATAGCTGCAACATCTTTAATGTCATATTCAACTTGTTTCTCTTCTAATACCGTTACTAATCTTTGTGCTACATCTTTTTTCGAAGGAGGTGTTATTCCAAATGTTTGACATCTACTTTGTATTGGATCTATGATTTTTTCAACATAATTACATGTTAATATAAATCTAGTAGTCTTGCTATATGTTTCCATTAAATTTCTCAATGCAGCTTGTGCATTAGGAGTTAAATAGTCAGCTTCATCTAATATAACAATTTTCCATCTTTTAAATCCTACTGTAGATGCATATCTTTTTATTTTATCTCTTACTGCGTCTACTGAGTTTTCGTCAGATGCATTTATATACATTAAATCTGCATCTACATTATTTGCTATAATCTTTGCTAATGTAGTCTTACCAGTTCCTGCTTGACCATAAAATAGCAAATGTGGAACATCTCCATTTTCAATGAATATTTTAACTTTGTCAATGATATGCTCATTTCCAATATATCCATCTAATGTGTCGGGTCTAAATGCTTCTACCCAAAGTGTATTTTCTGTTACTCCAAACATAAATTATTTTTTTCCTGTTGATCCAAAACCACCAGAACCTCTTGTAGTGTCA